GGTGATCTTTCCGCGTGGTACCAAGGCTGGCCGTTTTTGCCGGACCCTCCTTTTGGTCGTGACGCTCTGTAACTTGTGACAGAGAGTGAGTGCCTACCGGGGTGGTGACGCTGCGTTGCCACGAACGAAGAAGCCGGCAGGGACGGCGGTCGATTCCCGCAACGGCCGCCGCGCCGACCTCACCGTCGTCGCCGGCCAGCGCTTCGACCCACCCGACGGGCTGTGCCAGGAAGCCCTCGACGCCTGGGACGCCTACTGGGACGACCGGGTGGCTCAGGTCCAGACCCCCGTCGACCGGGCGGTGCTCCTGCGTTGGGTCACCGAGATGGACCGCTACCTGCGCCTGTCCGCCGCCGCCGACCAGGAGCCCATGGTCCGCGGCTCGCAGGGCCAGCGGGTCGAGAACCCGATGTACGGCACCGCCTACCGGGCCCTCGCCGCGGTCCAGGCGTGCGAGAAGCAGATGGGCATGGGCGCGCTGAACCGCTCCGCCCTCGGCATCGCGGTCATCGCCGAGACGAAGAGCCTGCGTGACCTGAACTCCGGACTCGGGGGCGGCGATGTCGGTCCGCACGCGGTCCCGGACCGGCCGGACCCCCGCGTCATCGACGCCTGACCCCGGCTGCCAGGCCTGCGACTGGGAACCGGCAGCCGGCCAGCTGTGGCCGACGCACGGGGCCCTGGCCTGCACCTGGATCGAGAAGTACTGCATCTGCGGCGAGGGCGACTGGTACGGCCAACTCCTCAAGCTCCGCGTCGATCAGCAGCGATTCCTCTACCGCTGGTACGAGTACTGCCCCGACTGCGGCGAGTGGCGCTACGACGAGGGCATGCGCGGCGCCGCCACCGGCGACGGGAAGACCCAGTTCATCGCCGCCATCGCCGTGCTGGAGATGGCCGGTCCGCCGGAGATCGCGGTCGAGTCACCGAACATCCCGATCTCGGCGGCCAGCTTCGAGCAGGCCGACCTGCTGTTCTCCGCGGCGGCCACGATGTGCGGCGGCCGGGACCAGCTGGTCAGGGAAGCCCCGCTGTGCGGGTACTTCGAGGTCTACGACACCGAGATCACCTTCAGTGACGGCCGGCCGGGCCGGATCTTCCGGGTGGCTGCGGTCGCCGGCACCAACGAGGGCGGCCTGCCGACCCTGTTCATCTGCGACGAACTCCACGAGTGGGGCGAGCCGAGCAGCCGCAAGGCCCGGGTCCACACCGTCATCGGCAAGTCGACGAAGAAGCGCCGCACCCACCGCGGCTCCGGCCGCCGGTTGAACCTGTCGACCGCCGGCTTCGACGTCGACCAGTCGCTGCTCGGCGAGTACTACAAGCTCGGCAAGCGCGTCCAGCGCGACCCCCGGGTATCGCCGCGGTACCTGTTCGACTGGCGCGAGGCACCCGACGGCCTGGACTACACCAAGGCCGCCGACCGCGAGGTCGCCGTGCGCGCCGCGTCGGGAGCGGCGGACGTGCTGTGGTCGGTCCGGGACCGGGTCGACGCCTGGGGCCAGCCGTCCTACCCGCGTCACGAGTGGCTGCGGTACTTCGCGAACGCCTGGGTCGATATCGTCGAGGAGTCCTGGCTCAAGGACCATCCCAGCGCCTGGCGGGACTGCCAGGGCAGCTGGACGTCGGACCCGACCAGCCCGTTCGTCGTCGCGATCGACATGGCGCTCAAGCGGGACTCCGTCGCCGTCGAGCGGATCGAGCAGCTGCCGGACGGCCGGTACGCGGTGACGTCGCGGATCTGGCGGCCCGACACCGGCCCGGTCGACCACCTCGACGTGTTCACCCACGTCCGCTCCCTGGCCCGCGGGCCCGGGTTCCGTGGCGTGGTGTACGACCCGCGCTTCTTCGAGCTGCCCGGTCGGATGCTGGAGGACGAGGGCATCCTCGCGATCCAGTTCGACCAGTCGCCGCAGCGGATGGCGCCGGCATGCGGGCTCGGCTTCGACCTGATCGTCGCCCACAGCGTGGTCCACGACGGCGATGCGGACCTGGGCGCGCACGTCAAGGCCGCCGTGAAGCGGGAACAGGACCGCGGCTTCACCCTGAGTAAGGGCAAGAGCAAGCGGCCCATCGACGGCGCGGTCGCCCTGTGCATGGGGCTGTGGATTCTTCACGAGACCCCGGAGCCCGAGCAGCCTTTCTTTGCCTCCTGGCGCTAAGGAGCACCATGGTCACCGTCGATACGGTCGTCCTGGACCGCATCACCAAGCAGGCTCGGGAGATCCGGTTCAGCCGGGTGTTCCTCACCGTCCTGGCGAGCATGTTCTACGCGGTCGGCTGGATCACCGCCCGCGGGTTCGGGGTGCTGTGGCTGGCGCTGACCTGGTCCGCGGTCGCGGTCAAGGTGGGCTGGCAGGAGGGCCGCAAGAGCGCACCGAAACGAACCTGACCTGCCAACGTCGACCCGTCCGCCGGTAGCTGGCGCAGCCGGAGGTGGGTGACCCGGTGGGCCTGCTCGACCGCATCGCCGCCGCCCGCAGCGAAACCCGGTACTCGATCGACAGCTACATCAACGACTACCTGCTGCCGACGCAGTTCGGGTACGGCGGGAACCAGTACCAGGTCGGCGGGTACAACGGCCTCGTCCAGACCCTCGCCGGTAACCGCGCGTCCGAGATCGTCAACACCCTGCCCGGGTACATGGCAGCGCTGCGTAACTGCCCACCGGCGTTCTCCGCCGAGCTGGTCCGCGCGAGCGTCCTCTCCCAGGCGAGGTTCACGTTCCGCAACCTTCCGGGCCGCCCGAACGCCCGCAAGCAGTTCGGAACCCGCGAGTTGGCCATCCTGGAGACGCCGTGGCCGAACGCCACCACCGGTGAGCTGATCGCCCGGATGGAATGGCACGCCGGGGTCGCCGGGAACGCCTACGTGACGCGGCGGGCGAAGCGGCTCAAGGTGCTGCGTCCGGACTGGGTGGCCATCCTGTACGGCTCGGAGCAGGAGCCCGAGGACGCGATCCACGCGCTCGATGGGCAATTGATCGGCTACGTCTACCAGAACGGTGGCCTCTACAGCAGCGGGAACCAGCCGACGACGCTGCTGCCGGCGGACGTGGCGCACTGGTCGCCGATCCCGGACCCGGAGGCCGGCGAGGTCGGCATGTCCTGGATCACCCCGGCCATCCGGGAGATGCAGGGCGACCGGCTCGCGAGCGAGCACAAAATCCGGTACTTCGAGAATGGCGCCACGGCGAATCTCGTGGTCAAGGGCATTCCCGCCGTTACCAAGACGCAGTTCGACGAACTCGTCGACATGATGGAGTCCAAGCACGCGGGCGTGGCCAACGCCTACAAGACCCTCTACCTGACGGCTGGCGCCGATGCCACCGTGGTCGGCTCGAACCTCGCCGAGCTGGACCTCAAGGGCGTCACCGGCACGTTCGAGACCCGCATCGCGAGCCTCTCGCGCGTGCACCCGGTGATCCTCGGTATCGCCGAAGGGCTCGCCGGCTCAGCCCTGAACGCCGGCAACTTCGGCATGGCGCGCAGGATCTGGGCCGACACCTGGATCTACCCGACGCTCCAGGATCTCGTCGCGTCGCTGGCCACGATCATCAACGTGCCGTCCGGCGCCGAGCTGTGGTTCGACGTCGCGGACATGCCGATCCTGCGCGAGGACGCCAAGGACGCCGCCGACATCGCGCACACCAACTCATCCACGGTCACCCAGCTGGTGCGGGAGGGTTACGTCCCCGACTCGGCGGTCGCAGCGGTGATCGCACAGGATCTCGCGTTGCTCAAGCACACCGGGAACCTCTCCGTTCAGCTCCAGCCGCCGGGCGCCGGGCACCTCGATCCGAAGCTGAAGCAGGAGTCGGAGGAGGCCGCCCTCATCGCGGAACAGATGCAGGCGATCACCGCGGCGATCGAGGCCGGATTCGATGCCGACTCGGCGGTCAAGGCCGTCGAGGCCAACGACCTGTCGCTGCTGAAACACACCGGGCAGCAACCGGGGGCGACTGGCGCCGCCGGCCCGGCCAGCGGAACACCGGGCAGTCTCGATGACCTCGACTGGGGACTCTTCGGCGGCAAGGACACCCCGCCAGACGGCGCACAACCGGTGCCGGCAGCCGGCGCGGTCCCGGCCACGCCACCCCAGTAGGAGGCCGGCGTGGGCACCTTCAACGCCGCCCTGCACCCGCGTGGGCCGAACGGGCGGTTCACCCGCTCGTTCGCCCGCCACATGAACAGCCTCGACGCACAGAAGGCGACCAAGGCCAGGTCCGGGTTCAAAGCCCGTGCACTCCGCGGCACTGAGGACGCCCGCCGGTACCTTGGCGGCCTGTTCGGGTCGAAGAAGTCCGGCGGCGGGCCGGCCGGGATCCGCCAGCACCTCGACTCCGGCGCGCTCGGCCGGGCGAACGCGTCGCTGCGTGCCGGCAAGAGCGGCCCTGAGGTCCAGGTCATCGACAAGGAGATGCGGCCACTGCCGCACGACCTGGACCTGTACCGCAGCGTCCCGGCGTCGAAATTCGGACACGTCGACCCCAAGAGCCTCGACGGGATGCTCGTCTCCGACGCCGGATACTTCCCGACCACCGTCGCCCCACAGAAGGGCGGCCCTGGCACCGTCCAGCTCCACGTCCAGGCGCCCGCCGGCACCAAGGCGGCGGTGGACCCCGACTCGGGTCAGGTCGTCCTCGGACACGGCGCGGAGATGGCCGTCGACAGCGTGGACGTGGCGCCGGACGGGTCGACCCGCATGAACCTGGTCGCACTTCCCGGCGAGGGTGAAAGCGCGCCGGCCGACGCCCCAGCAGCACCCACCCCGGCCGCCGACGCCCCGGCCGCCGACGGCGGGGGCTCCCAGCCCGGTTCCGTTGCCGCCCTCATCGACGGCGGGGTCCCGTCCCTGCTGGACAACAGCGAGGAGGCGCTCCAGACCCGGGAGCGGCTGCGCCAGGAGATGGGCGCCATCGTCAACGGCACCTACGGCGACATCCGGGTGGAGGTCAGCAGGGTCAACCGGTACCTCGGCGGCCCGGACCTGGAGTCACCAGGTGTCCAACTCGGACTCGTCCTGCGTGACGCGGACGGCAACACGATCGGTCGCGGAATCCGGAACATCTACCGGGACGATGACGGCAACCTGGTGGCCGTTCACGAACTGCTGGAGATCGAGGACGAGAACATGCGGGGCGGCGGCCTGGCCTCCGCCCTCAATGCCCACCTGACCGAGTGGTACCGGGAGCAGGGCGTCGGCCGGATCGAGCTGCACGCCAACATCGATGTCGGTGGTTATGCGTGGGCAAGCCACGGCTACGACTTCGCCAACGAGGATTCGGCCAACTCCGTGATGGACCGGCTCCGCTCCTCCCTCGATGGCGTCGAGGGGCCGCAAGCTGACGCTGGCCGGGCGCTGCTGGCGCGGGCCGGGTCCGAACCGTTCGGCTCCGCGAACTATCCGACTCCCTTCGAGATCAGCCAGCTTGGGCGGCCGGAGGGCGCCGCGGGCCAGGGTCGCGGCGCGAAGTGGCTCGGCAAGGACGTGATGCTCGGGTCGAGCTGGGAGGGCACGAAGTGGCTGTGAAGCCCACCCCTCCCGGTCGGCGCAAACCTCCGCAGCGGCCGGCCGACGAGCGCGTCGCCCGACTGAGCGCACTGACCGACCTGCACGACCGGTGGGTGGCCGCGAACGCCGACTCCGCCGGCTTCGACCCGAAGGGCCGGCCGGAGAAGTCCGATTACAACATCCACCATGTGGACCTCGACGCCGACCCGACGGCCGCGGCCGAGTTCGCCGCCGCAGCATCAAAGATCTTCAAGGGTGGCGCTGGGGAGGCCTGACCTCCGTGGACGACTACGACCTGCTCCTGCGGCAGCTCTCCGAACGGGAACGTAAGGACGAGGACTTCCTGCACCGCTACTGGACGAAAGACCCGCGTGGCCTGAAGAAGTGGGTCAAGTCCGCCAAGCCCTGGACCACCCTCGTCGGGCACCTGACCCCGAAGGTCGGCCTGGCCAAGGCGAAGCTGTACGCCTCGCGCTGGTTCATCCAGGTCTTCGGGTATGCCGCGGGTAGCGACAAGAACAGAGTTGTCCACGGCAAGCCTCCCCGCGGCAAGGTCGTCGGCCCCGGCTAGCGCCTGATCTCCAGCCCACTCACCTGCAAGGGAGGTGCGTGGGCGATGACCCATGCCCAGATCCGGACGCTCGGCGTCTGCACCCGTTCGTTCGACTTCGAACTGCGTGGCGAGGGTGGCGACGGCCTGTCCCTGGAGGGCTACGCCGCGGTCTTCAACTCCCCGACCCGGATCCGGGACCACGCGGGCGAGTTCGACGAGACGATCCTGCCCGGTGCGTTCAAGCGGTCGCTGACGGAGCGGACCCCGGTGCTCCAGTGGGACCACGGCCGCGACCCCTCCGTCGGAACCGCCCCGATCGGCGACATCACCGACCTGCGCGAGGACAACCACGGCCTCCTGGTCCGGGCCCGCCTCTACGACCACCCGAGCACCGAGCGGGTCCGGATGGCGATCAAGGGCAGGTCCGTCAAGGGCATGAGCTTCCGCTTCGGCGTCCCCGACGGCGGCGAGGCCTGGTCCAAGCGGGACGGCGTCGAGCAGCGGGAGATCCGCGACGCCGACGTCCACGAACTCGGCCCGGTCGTCTTCCCGGCCTACAAGAGCACCACGGTCAGCGTGCGGTCCTACCTGGACGGCCTCGACCCGGACGAATTCCGGGAACTGATCCGCGAGCTGGCAGTCCGCCACGGGCTCGCCGCGGATCTCACACACCTCGTCGGGCAGTCCGGGCCGGAGCGCCTGGACGGCGACGACCTCGGCTCGAAGCCCGGAAGTGGCCCAGTGCCGGCACCCCATCTCCGCCAGCGCCTCGACGACGGCGCACTTCGAACCCGAGGAATCCTTCGATGACCATTGAGATCATGGCCGAGCTGCGAGGCGCGGCCACCGACGCCAACGGCGACAACCTCGCCGAAGCCCTGCGCGGCAAGACCCCCGACGACCTCCAGCACTTCGTCGAGGTCCTCGACGCGCACCTGCGCACCATCCACCAGGACGAGAACACCGGCGAACTGCGGGACAAGACCCCCGCCGAGCAGACCGCCTTCGACTACGGCCTGAAGCTGCGCGACCTGGCCATCAAGAAGATGGACGAGCACCGCGCGGTTCAGGAGGTGTTCAAGCGTCGCCCGAAGTCCGTCGAGGCGGCCATGCTGAACCTCGGCTCCCGGGACAAGACCGACCCGTACGGCGACGTGCGGCGGATGTCCGTCAACGAGGCCCGCGACCGGGCGCTGCGAGTCCTGGACGACCGGAACTCCGCCGCACACCTGAGCGCGGACGAGAAGGACACCGTGGAGCGGCAGGTCCGGGTCTCCACCGACATCGCCCGCCGGATCCTCGTCACCGAGAACGAGGCGTACCGCGACGCGTGGCTGAAGATGGTCACCCGCCCCAACGGCGCCATGTACCTCAGCGAGGACGAGCGCCGCGCCATGATGGCGTTCGACGAATACCGGACAATGTCGGAGGGAACGACCACAGCGGGAGGATTCGGAATTCCCGTTTTCATCGATCCCTCGATCATCCTTACCGCGCAGGGGTCCGGGAATCCGTTCCTCCAGATCGCCCGGCAGGTCGACGTCAACACCAACGCCTGGAAGGGCGTGTCCTCGGCCGGCGTCACCTGGTCCTTCGACACCGAAGGCGTCGAGGTCTCCGACGACTCGCCGACGCTGGCGCAGCCGGTCGTGAACGTCTACATGGCCCGCGGTCTGATCCCCTACACGATCGAGGTCGGCCAGGACTACCCCTCGTTCGCGGCGGAGATGTCCACGCTGCTCGCCGAGGGCTACGACGAGCTGCTCGTCGACAAGTTCACCCGCGGTACCGGCACCGGCGAGCCGCAGGGCATCCTCACCGTGCTGTCGGCCACGGCCGGCGCACGGGTCGCGGTGCAGACCTCCGGGGTGAACTTCGGCGCCAACGACCCGTACGCGGTGTGGAAGGCGCTCGGCCAGCGGTTCCGCCGCAAGGCGGCCTGGATGATGTCCGTCGACGTCAACAACAAGATCCGCCAGATCGGCACGGCGAACGTGTTCCATGCGTTCACCGAGTCGCTGCCCGCCGAATGGGCGGACATGCTGTTCGGCAAGACGGTGTACGAGTCGCCGTACATGCCGGACACCACCACGTCGACCGCGGCGAACTCGGGGCTGGCGATCGTCGGGGACTTCCAGCAGTACGTGATTGCCCGCCGCGGTGGTATGTCGGTCGAATTGGTCCCACACCTGACGTCGACCACGACGAACCTGCCCAACGGCACCCGCGCCTGGTTCGCGTACAGCCGCATCGGTGGCGGGGCAGCGAGTACAAGCGCCTTCAAGCTCCTGGTCAACACGGCGTAGCCAGCGGATGCCCATGACCACCTCATCCGCCCCGCACCTGAGGGAGCCCTCCGTGGCAGAAGTGATCAAGCCGAAGACCGGCACCGAGAAGGCGCCCGAACCCAAGGCGCCCGAACCGAAGAAGGCCGCGCTCGGCAGGGCGGCCGAATCGGGTGACCCGACCATCCAGCGGCTCCTCGCCGAGCAGGAGATCCACCGCTCCAACGGTGACGACGAGCAGGTCGAAAGGATCCGCGAGCAGCTCGCCGGCCTCGGCTTCGAGTAGCCCCCCACCAGCGCGGAAGCCCCGGACCACCCCCACGGTCCGGGGCTTCCGCGTCCCCAAGAAAGGCCAACCATCCATGCAGATCGTGTACGCCAAGGACGCCCTGCGGGTCCAGCTGGGCGACGGCTCGGTCCGGCGGTTCCCGCCCGGCTCGCACTGGCCGGCCGACGACCCGTTCGTGCTGGCCAACCCCGGCCAGTTCTCGCCCGACCCGCGTTACCACCTCGCGTTCACCACCCCGCGGCTCGAGTACTTCGGTGACGTGCCTGACGAGGCGGCCACCGCGAATCCCGGCGAGCGCCGCAACACCCGCCGCCCCTCCTGATCGCCCGCGGCCGGTGTTTCCGTGGATGGTTGGCCGGCCGCGGGTTCCCAACCATCCACCCCAAACCATCCACAAGGGGAACCGTCCGTGACCGAAGAACCAACCATTGACCCCACGCAGGCGGTCGCCGTCGCCTACGTCCACACCGACACCGTCCACTACTCGTGGCACCACTCGATGACCCAGCTCCTCGCGTACGACGCGGCCACCGAAGGCCGGATCTGGACCGGTGGGTACGTCGCCATCCGCGGCGGCACCGACGGCCTCGCCGAGGCCCGCAACACCGCGGTCCGGGAATTCCTCGCCGACTCCACCGCTGGCTGGTTGTGGTGGGTGGACACCGACATGGGGTTCGCTCCGGACACCGTGGACCGGCTTGTCGAGGCCGCCGATCCCGCCGAACGCCCGGTCGTCGGTGCGTTGGCCTTCGCGAACCGGGAGGTCGAGAACGACGGCATGGGTGGGCGTCGCTCCGTCATCGCCCCCGTCGTCCTGGACTGGAAGACCATCGACGGCGAGTCCGGCTTCGACACCCGCTGGGACTACCCGCGTGACACCCTGACCCGGGTGCACGGGGTCGGCTCGGCGTGTGTGCTGATCCACCGGTCGGTGTTCGAGCGGGTCGCCGCGCAGTTCGGGCCCAACTGGTACAGCCGGGCCCGGAACCCCTCTACCAACGCGCTGATCAGCGAAGACCTGTCCTTCTGCGTGCGGGTCAACGCCCTGGACATCCCGCTGCACGTGCACACCGGGGTCGGAACCACGCACGCGAAGCTGGCCTGGCTGTCCGAGGAGGACTACTGGCGGCAGCGCGCGGTCAACGCGTCGTCCGGCGTTCCACTCAAGCTGGTCGGCGAGCAGGGCCCGGAGATGGTCCCGGCACCGGAGCGGACCTGGACCGTGCCGCGGTACGCGATCATCCCGACCCACAACCGGCCGGCGCGGCTGCTCGCGCTGGTGACGTCGCTGCGCGGCCAGTGCGACCGCGTGCTGGTCCTCGACAACGCCTCCGACCCGCCGGTGGACGCCACCAGGCTCGACGAGGCGTTCGGCGGCCACGACGTGCAGGTCTGGCGCGACGAGGAGCAGCCGCCGCACCTGAGCCGGTACTGGAACGTGCTGCTCGACCGGATCGCCGAGCACACCGAGTCCGAGGGCATCACCACCTGGGACGTCGCGATCCTCAATGACGACGCGACGGTCCCGGCCGGCTGGTACGACGCGTGCTCCAACGGACTGCGCGCCCACGGGACAGCGGTCATCGCGCACACCACCATGACCCGCCCGGCGCTGCTCACCGAGCTGGGCAACGACCCCCGCAACCGGATGACCCCGCATGCCTTCGTGATCCGCGGCGAGATCGGCATGCGCGCGGACGAGGCCATGCGCTGGTGGTACTTCGACTCCGACCTCGACCAGCGGGCCCGGCTCGCCGGCGGCGTGCTGTACGTGCGCGGGCCGCAGGTAGCGAATCTGCTCGCCAACACCACGACCAGGGGGGCGCTGGCCGAGCAGGCGCTGAAGGACCGGGCCGTCTTCGAAGCGAAGTGGTCGTGATGAGCGGCGATCGTGCGCTGATCGAGGCGCTCACCTCGGCCGTGGTGCTCGGGCCTACGGACAAGCTCGTCCTCGTCATGAAGGACCTGACGCGACCCGAGTACGACCAGATCCGCGCGTCGCTCGACGCAACCCGGTTCGCCGACCGGGTGCTGGTCGTCGGCGGACCGGCGGAGTTGGCCGTACTGCGGGGCGAGTCGTGATCGGCTACGGAACCTGCGTCGGCTCCTGGGAGAAGCTGCGCCGCAACGTCATCCCGCACACCGGCGACCGGCCGCTGTTCGCCCTGTCCGGGCAGACCCAGCTCACGGTGGCGTACAACACCATCCTCGACGGCTACCGGGGCAGGGACCTCGACGCGGTGATCCTGCTGCACGACGACCTGGAAATGCTCGACCCGCTCGCCGAGGACAAGTTCCTGATGGCCCTCACCGACCGCGACGTCGCGCTCGTCGGGGTCTGCGGCGGCAAGGGCGACAAGACGCTGGCCTGGTGGACGTCGGAGACGACCGGCCACCAGATGACCGACTCCGGAATGCTCGACTTCGGCGAACGCACCGGGGACGTCGCGTTCATCGAAGGCTCGATCATGGTCTTCAGCCCGTGGGCCGTCGAGAACCTGCGCTTCGACGAGCGGTATCCCGGTTTCCTCGGCTACGACGACGTCTGCCTCACCGCCCGGGCCGCCGGCAAGCGGGTCACCGTCGCCGACGTGGACACCCACCACCACTCCACGGTCGGATTCAAGTCGCCCGCGATCGCCGCCGCCTGGGACGTCGCGGAGGAAATCTTCCAGGAGAAATGGTGGGGCCGGTGACGACGCACCCCGAGGTGAACTGCGAGCGGTGCGGCGCGCTGGTCGAGGTCGATTGGATCGACGTGTCGACCCTCGCCGACGTCGAGTCGGTGTATATCCAGGGGCGTCGCGAGCCGTGCCCGACGAAAGGCTGCGGCACCACCTGTCCGATCTGCCACCGCGAGCCCGGGGACATCCACTCCGGAGCCTGTGCGCCGATCGTGCTCGGCAAGGTGCAGGACCAGACCCGCGTCACCCGCGAGGACTGCCTGGCGGTGATCCGGTGAAGCGCACCTCCTGCTCCGCCTGCGGCCACATCGAGCTGGACCAGTTCCTCGACCTGGGCGAATCGCCGATCGCGGACGCCTACACGGCCACCGCGGACGAGCCCGTCGAGCGGTTCCCGCTCCAGGTGGCGGTGTGCGCGAAATGCCGGCTGGTGCAGTTGCTGGAGGTCGTCGACCACGACGTGCTCTTCGGCACTGGCTACTCGTTCTACAGCAGCGCGAGCGCGCCGCTGAGCGCCTACCACGCCGCCTACGCCCGGGACCTGCTCCGCCGGTACCCGGACCTCGCCCGCCGCGGCGTGGTCGAGGTCGGCTGCAACGACGGGGACATGCTGCGGCACTTCGCCGGCTACCCGGCTGTCGGGGTGGACCCGGCCGGCGGGCCGGCGGCCACCGCGACCGGGCGCGGCCTGGACGTGCTGGTGCGGCCGTTCGGACTCGCCGCCGCGCACGACATCCGGGACCGGCGCGGCCGGGCCGGGATCGTCGTCGCCAACCATGTCCTCGCGCACGTCGCCGACGTCGCCGACGTACTCGCCGGCATCCGCGCCCTGCTCGCGCCGGATGGCGTGGCCACGGTCGAGGTCCAGTACCTGCCGGACCTGCTCGTGAACAACGCCTTCGATTTGATTTATCACGAGCATCGCAACTTCTTCAGCCTGTCCAGCCTGGAGCAGGCCGCATCGCGCCACGGGCTGTTCGTCTCCGCCGCCGCACTGACCGACCGGCAGGGCGGGTCGCTGCGGGTCACCCTGGCCACCACGCCGCAGCCCAGCGTCGCCGTGGACGCGCTGCGGGCATCTGAGAGCTGGCTGGACAACTGGGGCGCCTACGAGGGGATGCAGGGACGGGTCGAGCGGATCCGGACCCGGCTGCTCGACCTCATCGCCGCCGAACTGCGGGCCGAACGGACCGTGGCCGGCTGCGGCGCCCCCGCCAAGGCCACCACCCTGCTCAACTTCTGCGGCCTGACCCGCAACGAGCTGCGGCTGGTCACCGACACCACCCCGGCCAAGCAGGGCCGCTACATACCCGGCACCGGCATACCGATCCTCGCCCCGGCCGAGGTGGCCGGCGGGGTCGACACCTACCTTTGCCTGGCCTGGAACTACACCCGCACGATGATCCGCAACAACCCGCGGCCCCGATGGATCGTCCCGATTCCCGCCCCCGTGCTGTTGTGACGGCGCTGATCCTGGGAGTCAGCGGCCAGGACGGCTACTACCTGGCCGAGCAGCTGCTCGACGCCGGCCAGACCGTATTCGGACTGGTGCGCCGGCCACGGACGTGGCCGCTCGGGGTGCGGCTGCTGCACGGCGACCTCCTCGACCAGGGCAGCCTTGAACGCGCACTGAGGGTCGCCCGCCCCGACGTCGTCTACAACCTCGCCGCAGTCACCGCACCCGGCGGGGCGTGGGGCACCCAGCAACCGCCGCTGCTGGCGGACGTGACCGCGCTCGGGCCGGTGCGGCTGCTCGACGCGGTGCTCCAGGTCTGCCCGGACGCCACGGTGGTGCACGCCTCCTCCTCGGCGATCTACGACCCGCACCGCTACGGCCTCTACGGCATCTCCAAGCTGTTCGCCCACCAGGCCGTGCAGGGTTGCCGCACCCGTGGGCTGCGCTGCTCCAACGCGGTGCTGTACTCGCACACCTCACCCCGCCAGGACGGCCGTTTCCTCGCCCCGACGATCTGCGCCACCCTGGCCCGCATCCGGGCCGGCTCCCCGGAGCGGCTACGGCTCACCGATGTCCTCGGCCGCCGTGACTGGGGCTACGCACCCGACTTCACCCGGGCGCTGACACTGATCGGCACAACGGACCGGCCCGGGGACTACGTGGTCGCCACCGGGCACCGCCACACCGTGCGGGACTTCGTGGACGTGGCCCTCGACGCGGCCGAACTGGACTGGTCCGTCGTCGACATCGACCAGGGGCCCGTCGCCCCCGCCGAGCACCCCGCCGACCTCACCGAGGTGCAGGCACTGGGGTGGAAGTCCGGGACGAACTTCGCGGCGATGGTCCGGCTGATGGTGGAGGCCGCGTGGACATCAGCGTCGCCATAGCCACCCACCCGCCACGCATGGGGCCAGGGGGGCCGTACGAGCGGGCATTGGCCAGCGTGCAGGGCCAGACCCTGCGACCGGTGGCGGTGCAGGTCGCGCTCGACGTCAGCGGCGCCGGCGCGGCCCACACCCGCAACCGCGCGCTCGCCATGGTCGACACGGAGTGGGTCGCTTTCCTGGACTCCGACGACGAGCTGTATCCGGACCACCTCAAGCTGTGCGCCCGGTACGCCCGCCTCACCGGAGTGGACGTCGTCTACCCGCAGTGGGACGGCGACGACCCGACCGGCATGCAGGGCAAACCCTTCGATGCCGCACTGCTGGCCCGAGCCAACTACATCCCGGTGACCGTCCTCGCTCGCACCGAAGCCGTACGCGCCGCAGGTGGCTTCCAGGACCACCCCGACGACACCGGTGACCCCTGCGAGGACTGGGGACTCTGGCTCGCCATGTGCGAGCAGGGCGCGAAGTTCGGCCACCTCCCGATCACGACATGGCGCATGCACCCCGGCGGTACCCGCGGCCGGCCGGACCGATAGGAGCAGCAATGCACGGTGGCACCATCGGCCCGTCCGGAGACCTCGGGCTGGCCATCATCCGCAGGTCCGGCGCCCGGATCCCCGTGGTGGAGCCGAGAGCCTGGCCCATGCGTCCGGTCACCGTCACGGACGTGCTCGATCACGGCGCCCCACAGAAGGGCCTCAGTCGGGAGGTCAACGACTGGCGCCTGCGTAACCTGCGGCACCTGTGGCGGGGTGTCCGCAGGGTCGGGCTCGCCCGGTCGCTGCGGCTGCCGACGATGTTCGGGCAGCTGTGGCTGACGGTGATCCGGGCCGACGGCGAGGTCGTCGACCTGGGCCTCGCGTCGCTGCGCGTCGTGACGACGGCCGGCGTGAACTTCCTCGTCGACGCGATGCAGGGCACCGTCGAGCCGGAGATCCTCAAATACCACGGCATCGGCACCGGCAACACCGCCGAGGCTGCCGCTGACACCGCGCTGGTCACCGAATCCACGACCGCACTGAACCCGGACAACACGCGGGCGACCGGCACGCTGACCGAAGGCGCGTCGGCGAACATCTTCCGCACCGTCGGCACCCTCACTGCGGACGCCACCATCGCCGCCGTCGAACACGGCATCTTCTCGCAGGCCGCCACCGGCGGCGGGACGCTGCTGGACCGCTCCGTGTTCTCCACGGTGACGCTGGCCTCGGGCGACTCACTCCAGGCGACGTACGACCTGACCTTCACGGCCGGCTCCTAGAGGCGGTTCCGCTCAACTGACCGCAGGGAGACCACCATGCCCGAGCTCGAACTGAACACCGGCCTGCCCCCGACCTCGCCCTACGTGATCCAGTTCGGGCTGAACGGCAAGGTCTTCACCTGCACCATCACGTTCAACGAAGGCACCCGGGCGTTGCAGAACATCAAGCTCGACCGGGACGCCACGTTGACCCAGTACAGCAGCCTGACCATCAACGGCGTGAGCATCGGCTCGCCCACCGCTGGCGGCACGCTCACCGTGTCAGGTCCGACCCTGGCCGGGTTCGGCCTCAACGTGTTCGAGGACATCGGTCCCGTCGGGCTGGCGTAGGCACTGAATGGCGATCGCGGCCGGCCTCGATCCGGCGTTCACCACGGCGACCACCGGATCGGCCGTGACGACCGCCGGGTTTTCGCCGGTCGCCAACTCGCTGATCGTCGCGGTGGCCAGCACGGACAGCGGGACGGGCACCATCACCGTCGTCTTCTCCGATTCCGTCGGTCTCAGCTGGACGGAGATCCTGCCCGAGCAGACCGGCACCGGCGGCGGAACGGTGTCCGCGGCGTGGGCGTACACCACCCCGTCGCAGTCCGGCATGACCGTCACCACGACGTGGACCGGCACCGGCACCAGCGGTGGAAAAGGCGTCAAGGTCACCACGTTCACGGGCGCACATTCCACGGTGCCGATCGGCGCGTCGAGCCGGGGCACCTCCGGCACCAACAACCTGACGGTGTCCTACACCAACACCGTCGACGGGTCGCTGGGCATGGCCGCCGGCACCGAGTTCAACGCCCTCGGCCTGCCCACGAGCACCGACACCGAGCAGGCGTACCACCTCAGTGGCGCCGTCGACGGGATCTCGGTGTACAAGGCCGCGACCACCAGCGGCACCGGAAACACGGTGAACCTCAACCTCGACGCCGGCTCGACCGGTACCGCCATGTGGTCCTACTTCGTCTTCGAACTCCTGCCCGCCGCGGTCGCCGCCGTGTCGGACCCGCTCCGCCGCCGCCCGCAAATGGGGGCGCTTCTCCAGCTCTGAGGGAGGTCGCCCGTGGCGCAGCGTGGTATCTACACCGTCGCCTTCGCCGCGTCGTCGTTCACCAACGCCAACGGCGACTACGACTTCTTCGAGCTGACCCCGGCCGACGACAAGCCGATCGAAGTCGTGGCGATCTTCATCGGCAACAAGAGCGAGATCGGTGACGCGCAGGAGGAGTTCGTCGAGTGGTCGATCGTCACCGACAACGCCACCTCCGGTAACGGCACCTCGACGACGCCGCGACCGACCGACCCGAGCGACGGCGCGGCCAGCTTCACCGCCGAGGCGGTCGCCTCCACCACGGCGAGCACCGGCACCGAGATCCTCGTCCACTCGGACACCTTCAACATCCGCACCGGACTCCAGATGATCTTCCCGGAGCTGATGCGGCCGAAGGCCAGCCAGGGGGACACCATGCTGTGCATCCGCATGGAACAGGGGCTCGCCGACGACGCCTCGATCGCCGGCACGGTGTACGTCCGCGAGCTGTAGGGGGCGGCGGTGCCGCTGTTCGGGCCGGACACCACCTGGCAGTACGTCCGGCCCCGACCCCGGTCGGTCCCATCGGCCGCGGCGGGCGGGACGCTCTTCACCCAGGACGTCTCCGGTTCCATCGCCCCGGCCGGCGCCCTGGTCCGTCAGACCAACAAGACACTCGCCGGATCGATCACCCCGAGCGGCGCGCTGCTGCGCACCATGGGCAAGGCCCTGGCAGGGTCGATCACCCCCGCTGGTGCGCTGCTGAAGCAGACCGCGAAGAACCTCGCCGGCACCCTCACTCCGACCGGTGCGCTGTCGACGATCAAGGCGGTCCTGCGGTCCTTCGCCGGGTCTCTAACGCCGGACGGCGCGCTCCTGCGGCAGGACCAGAAGCCCCTCGCCGGCTCGCTCACGCCCGTCGGCGTACTGGTCAAGCAGACCGCCAAGTCCTTCGCCGGCAGCATCACCCCTACCGGTGCGATCGGCGTCATCAAGGCGTTCCTGCGCAGCTTCGCCGGCAACCTGACCCCGGCGGGCGGCCTCGTCCGGCAGGACCAGAAAGCCACCGCCGGAACACTCTCCCCGGCCGGCGAGCTGGCGAAGCAGGCCGCGAAGCGCCTCACCGGCACCATCACCCCAGCGGGCGCTCTCGCGGCCGCAAAGGCGGTCCTGCGTTCGTTCGCCGGCACACTCACGCCTGCCGGGGCGCTGGTCCGCCAGACCGGCAAGGCCCTCGCCGGCAGCCTCGCGCCGGCCGCGACGCTGACCCGCTCCATGGCCAAGACCCTCGCCGGCACCCTGGACGCGGCGGGGTCGCTGCTCAAGCAGACCGCGAAGCGGTTCACCGGGACGGCCGCACCGGCCGGCACCGTCAACCCCCAGGCCATCGTCGGTGGCGCCTTCCATCGCGCCACCTCCGCGGCCGCGGTGACCGCCCGGCGAACCTCCGCGCCGGCGGTCACCGCCCGACGGACGTCCATGGCCGCCGTCACCGCGCAACGCTCCTCCGCGCCGACCGTCACCGGAGGTGAGTAGTGGGCGCCGAGGTGTTCTTCACCAACGCGAGCGAACTGGCGACCCTGACCAACACCTTCGAGGTCAGCGATGTCGCCACCGACCCGACCACGGTGTCCCTCGTCATCACCGATCCCTCGGGCACCGCGACGACCTACACCTACGCGCTGGCCGAGATCACCAGGGACTCGACGGGCGTCTACCACAAGGACATCCCCTGCACCGCCGCCGGCACCTGGCAGTACGTGTGGATCGGCACCGGCACCGCGACCGACGTGGTGGCCGGCACCTGGGCTGTCGTGTCCACCGACCTGTCCGGCCTGTACTGCACACCGGAGTTGCTCAAGGACCGCACCGGGATCAGCGACGCCCTCGACGACGTGGCCATCCTCGCCGCCTGCAAAGCGGTCAAACGGTGGATCGACCGGCACTGCGACCGGCACTTCAACCGGGTCACCGCGACCAAGACGCTCACCCCGGACAGCTGGTACTGCCTGAAGGTCCCCGACCTCGTGTCCGTCACCACGCTGAAGACGGACTCGGCCGGCGACGGCACCTTCGAGACCACCTGGACCACCACCGACTACCAGCTCCTCCCGGTCAACGCCGCCGTCGAGATCGAACCCGAGCCGTACACCGAGATCCGGACCGTAGCCGCGCTGACCTTTCCGGCCACCGCGTACACACCTTCCTCACGGGCGGACCGGGTCCAGATCGCCGGCGTGTGGGGCTGGCCCGAGGTCCCCGCACCCATCACCGAAGCGGCGAAGATCCTCTCCGGTGACTACCTGAAGCTCGGCGGCATGGCCTTCGGCGTGGCCGGCTACGGCGACTACGGAGCCGTCCGCGCCCGCATGAGCAGCCCGGCCATGGAGATGCTCGCCCCGTACCGGCTCACGCCGATCCTGATGAGGTGAGCGGTGGCGACCCTCAGCGAGATCCGCGACGCCATCGCCGACCGGCTCGCCACTCTCGACTCCGTCCGGATCGTGCAGGAGTTCGCCGGCCCGATCCCGGTCTCCGGTAACGCCAGTGTCGCGGTGGTCGAGTACGCCGGCGCGACCTACGACTCGGCGTTCGACCGCGCCGGCGACGCCCTGAACTTCGGCATCATCGTGCTCGCCAGCAAAGCCAGCGACCGCGGCGGCAGGGCGAAGCTCGACGCGATCTGCGACCCGACCCCCACCTCGACAACCGCCGTGCGGACCGCTGTCAACGGCAGCCTCGCCGGGATCGTGGCCTTCGCCGTCGTGCGTTCCTCCTCCGGCTACCAGGAGTACGAGATCGAGGGCCAGGCGTACCTCGGGGTCGAGTTCGTGGTGCAGGTGGAAACGTGAGGTGGCTGGCCTGCGCGCCGGGCCCCGGCTTCAGCGTCCTGGACGTGCACACCGGCTACGTCGAGGCGCTGCGCGCCGCCGGGCAGCAGGTCGTCGACTACCCGCTCGGTGACGCCCTCACCTTCTATGACAGCGTCCTGCTCCAGGCCGGCAGCCATGTTTTCCGCAAGGCGCTGTCGGGGCAGCAGGCCACCGAGCTGGCCGCCGGCCGGCTCGCCGGCGCGCTGTACCGGGTCCGCCCCGACGTCCTGCTCATCACCAGTGGTTTCTTCGTCGACACGGACCTGCTCAAGCTCGCGCGCCGCGACGGCGTGCGGGTGGTCGCGATCCTGACGGAGCAGCCCTACGAGCACGCCCGCGAGCTGGAACTGGCCAGCCACTGCGACCTCGTGTTGCTGACCGACCCGATCAACATCGAGGACTTCCAGCAGGTCAGCCGCGCCGCGCATGCCGGGCACTGCTACCGCCCCACCCTCCACTCCCCGGGCCCGGTGGACCCGGCGCTGGCCTGTGACTTCGCGTTCGTCGGCACCGGCTACGCCAGCCGGATCGGCTTCTTCGAGCGGATGGACCTCGCCGGGCTGGACGTGCTTCTCGCCGGGAACTGGCAGCAACTCAGCACGGACTCGCCGCTGCACCGGTTCGTCGCGACCGGCCCGGCGGACTGTCTCGACAACGCCGCGACGGTCGAGGTCTACCGGTCGATGCGGGCCGGGATCAACCTCTACCGCCGCGAGGCCGAGGACGGTGCGACGCGGGGCTGGTCGATCGGGCCGCGCGAGGTGGAGATGGCCGCCATCGGCGCTTTCTTCCTGCGCGACCCGAGACCCGAGGGCGACGAGCTGCTGCCGATGCTGCCGACGTTCACCTGCCCGGAGCAGGCCGCCGAGCAGCTGCGGTGGTGGCTCGCCCACGACGACCAGCGGCAGGCCGCCGCACTCAAGGCCCGCGAGGCCGTCGCTGATCGAACGTTCGACAACGCTGCCGCGCGTCTGCTGCGGCTCTTGGATGAGGAGTAGCCGTGGGACGCATTGCCGGCCGCAACGCCGTGATCTACCTGGGTGCCACCACCTCGGCGGCGGCCAGCCCGATCACGTTCCAGAACACATGGTCGATGAACTTCACGTCCGACAAGATCGACGTAACGGCGTTCGGTGAGACGACAAAGACGTATGTGGCCGGCATCGCCGACGCGCAGGGCGAGTTCGCCGGCTTCTATGACGACTCCACGCCGCAGACCTACACCGCGGCCATCGACGGGCTGAGCCGCAGGTTCTACCTCTACCCGAGCAGTCTGAACACCGCGCAGTACTTCTTCGGCACCGTGTTCGCCGACATGTCGATCAACGCTGCCGTCGCGGGGGCGACCGAGGTCAGCGCCAGTTGGAACGCGGCCAGCAGCATCGCCAAGGTCGGTTAGTGGCCAGCATCCGGTTCCGTGGCCGGGAGGATCTGCCCCGGGTCGCTGCGGCGCTGGACCACGCCCCGAACAACCTGCGCCGCGAACTTGTCGTCGCACTCAAGGCGGCGGCCCGACCAGCGGTCCGCGACGTCAAGGCCGCTATCCGGGCCGCCGACGTGGCCGGTCGCCGCACCGGTCGGGGTCGGCCGTTCCGCGCCGCGATCCCGTCCCGTGGCCTCCGGGCGCCGATGGCCCGGGCGGTCGACTCGCAGGTGTCCACCCTGTCCTCCGGTGCGCGGGTCGACATCGTCCTCAAGGAGGAACGGGTACCGCCGCGGATCCGGCGGGTCGTGAAGTTCGTGGTCGGTGACGCCCACCGCTGGCGCCATCCGATCATGGGGAAGAACCGCGACGGCTCGTGGCGTGGTGCCGCGAGCCAGAACGCCCCGAACGTGTGGTGGAAGACCCTGAGGCCGCACATCCCGGACTTCAACCGCGAGGTCGCGCGGGCTGTCCAGCGCACCGAGGAGCAGCTGCGGCGGGAGGCGGGCTGAGATGCCGCGCATCCGCATGAGCGACGCCGACCGCGAACGCTACGGCGGCCCGGAATGGGTGGAGATCTCACTGATCGAACTGATCGACGAGGAGACCGGGCTGATCGAGCAGGTGGAGAACGCGTGGGGGATGAGCCCGCCGGAGCTTCTGCGTCACCTGTTCCGCCAGTCCACCCAGGCGCTGCGGGCGGTGGTGTGGATCGCCCGGCGCAAGGCCGGCTGTGTCGACCCCGTGGCCACGTTCAAACCCAAGGTCCAGGCGTGGTCCGGGATCACCTGGGAACCACTGCCCGCCGAGGTCGCCGCCGCCGAGGAAGCCACCGCCGAATGGGGTGATGCCGACCCCCCGGCCAACCGGGCAGAGCGACGCAAGAAGCCTGGTCGCCGCCCGGCAAAGTCAAAGACCTCATCGACAAGCACTGGATCGACTTCATCCGGATCCTGAGCGCCCAACCCGACCAGGTGCGCCGCTGGCCCTACCGGCACTTCCTCCAGGCCGTCACCTACGTGGACGCATACAAAGCGGCGGCGGCCGAACGGGGGTGACCCCCGTGGTGCAACTCCGGGTCGATGTCGCCGCCGCCGACGCGCGGCGCGAATTCAACCAGGCGTCCCGTTCCGTGCGGGACATGGCCGGCGCGTTGGATGTCGCGCAGCGGCAGGCTGACCAGCTCGGCGACGAACTGACCGTCGCTTCGGCCCGGGCGGCACAGGCGACCCGGGAGTTCGACGCCGCGTCGAATGCCGCCGATGACGCGGCCGACGAGATGCGCCGCCTCCGCGGCCAGGTCGACGCATTGGGCAACGCCGCACCGCAGGCCCTCGTCGACCAACTCCGCCAGGCCGAAGACCACCTCCGCGACATGGAGCGCGAGGAGCAGCGCCTCCGCGAGGCGATGGAGGACGCCACCCACGAACAGAACCGGCTGAACCGGGCGTTCACCGATGGTGGGGACCGGGTCCAGCACATCACCCGCCAGCTTGCCGAGGCCCGCCGGGAGGCGGACCGGTTGCGGGTCGCGATGGACCGGGCGAACCGGCAGGCGAACAACCCGCTGCGCGGCGCCCAGCGGGGGCTGCTCGGGTTCCGGCAGCAGATCAACAATGTGCTGTCCGGGCAGGGTGGGCTCGGTGCGGCGATCTCGCAGGCGTGGGCCAACGTGCCCGTCGAGGCCAAGGCCGCGATCGTCGGCGCCGGACTGGCGATGGCCACACTCCTGGCCTCCGCGGTCGGTGCCGCCCTGAACGCGTTGCTGCTGGCCGCGATCGGTGGCGCGGTCCTGGCCGGGGTGGTGGCGCTGGCGGCGAAGTCGTCGAACGTGGTGCAGGCCGCGTTCGCGGACGTGTTCCAGCCGATCGGCAAGCAGATCACCTCCCTCGCCCAGGGGGCGGAGGGACCACTGGTCGCGTCGGCCCGGGTGTTCGGTGCCGCGTGGACGCAGGTGTCCGAGGACGTGCGCGGCGCGATCGCCGACATCCTCCCCGTGATCAAACCTCTCGCCGAGGGGATCGCCGGGCTGGGTGTGAATGCGATGCCCGGCTTCCGCGACGCGGTGAAGGCGTCCGTGCCGGTACTGAAGGAGCTGGCCCGCGATTTGCCGCTGATCGGCGAGGCGGCCTCGGAGATGTTCGCCAGCTTCGCCCGCGGTGGGGACGGGGCGGTCAAGGGGATGCGCGCCGTGGCGACCATCGTCGGCGGCACCCTGATCATCATCGGTGATGTGGTCGAGGCGTTGAGCAAGCGTTTCGACCAGTTCACGAACAACCTGGAGACCGTGACCGTCGGGCTGTCGAAGATCCCCGGCATCGGCAAGGCCTTCGAGGGTGCGGCGGACTTCTGGCAGAACTTCAACAACGGCGCCGACGGCGCCGTCATCTCCCTCACCGCGACGGGGGAAGCTGCGGACGATGCGGCGCTGGGCATGGGTCGGCAGGCTGAGGCCACCTCTGCCGCCGCCCGGGCCGCCCAGCAGTTGAGCCGCAACCTCGACGATCTGATCAACACCGAACTCGGCGCGAAGGAAGCCTCGATCAACTTCGAGGCGGCCCTGGATGCGATCACCGAATCCGCGAAGGAGAACGGCCGCAGCCTCGACATCACCAACGCCAAGGGGCGCGCCAATGCTGAGACGCTCCTGTCGGGCGTGCGCGCCGCGGAGGCGAAGCGGCTGGCGGACATCGCCCTGGCCGGCGGCGAGAACGCGTCCGCCGCCGCGATCGACAGGGCGAACGCCGCCTACCAGGCCCAGGTCGAGCAGATCAGGGCCACGGCGCGAGCGGCCGGATTCACCGAGGCCGAGATCAACAACCTGATCGGCACCCTGAACCGGATCCCGAAGAGCGTCCGCACGACCTTCACCCTCGAATACCGGACCGTCGGCAGCATCCCCAAGGACCAGCGTGTCGGTGCGGGTGTCATCAAGGGCTACGCGATAGGCGGTAGCCCGCCACCGGGTTGGGCATGGGTGGGTGAACACGGGCCGGAGCTGGTCAAGTTCGCGGGCGGGGAAACAGTTCTGAACGCGATGAAGTCGGCACAGCTCATGGGCGCAAGCAGCGGGGCGACGGCCTCCCGTCCCGCCTCCGCCGCTGGCGCCACCGCCTCACCGGTCATGAACAACCACCTCACCGTCAACGCGCCGGTCGGCTCCACGGCGGCGGACACCGGCAAGGCCGTCATCGAGGCGATCAAGGCCTACGAGCGGACCTCCGGGTCGGGCTGGCGACGGTAGGGGGCCGCAGTGTCGGTCACCTGGTACGACGGGGTCACCTTCACGGTCGAGGTGGCGCTGTCCGCGGCCACCTCGACATATGGGCTGTGGGACGCCGGGATCTGGGACACCAGCACCTGGGGACCGGACATCGTCTGGACCGACGTGTCGGCCTACGTGCGCAGGGTCGGCACCGACCGGGCGTTCGGGCGCGGCACCAAGGGCGCCGGCGGCCTTCAGGTATGGCAGTCCGGTACCGCTTCGGTCGTCCTGAACAACCGGGACGGCCGGTTCAGCCCCGCCAACATGAGCAGCCCCTACGTCTCCGGTGGCATCACCCAGATCCGGCCACTACGGCCGATCCGGATCACCGCCACCTACGCCGGCGTCACGTATCCGATCTACCGCGGGTACGTGCTGGACTGGCTGGAGTCCTGGTCGGGTGGGGCGACCGGCAAGGGCGACGCCGTCTCCACCCTGCCGTGCGCGGACGAGTTCAGTGCGCTCGGAGCGGTGGACGGCATGGCGGTCACCCCCACGGGGGCGGGCGAGTTGGCCGGCGCTCGCGTGCACCGCTGGCTCGACGCGGCCGGCCACACCGGCGTCCGGGACATCGACGTCGGTGTCACCACGCTCCAGGCCACCGACCTGTCGGACGACACCCTCCAGGGCCTGGAGGAAACGGTCAAGGCCGAGGGTGGGGCGCTGTACGTCGCCGCCGACGGCGCGGTCACCTTCGACCAGCAGACGGCCCTGATCGACAACAGCCGCTCAATCACCTCGCAGGCGACGTTCGCCGACGACGGCACCGGTCTGCCGTACACCGACATCGAGGTGGCCTACTCCGCCGATCTGGTCGTCAACTACGCGAGCTACACCCGCACCGGCGGAACTGCTCAGAACGTCTTCGACGCCACATCACGCGCGCTTTACGAGGACCGGCGCAGCACCGAGACGGACCTGATCTGCGAAACCGATGCGCAGGCGCTGGCCCTGGCCCAGTGGGTGGTCCAGCAGTACAAGGACCCCGAGTACCGGGTGACAAAGCTGGAGATCAAGCCCCGCAAGATCCCGGTGACGCTGTTCCCGCAGGCGCTCGGGCGCCTGGTCCGGGATCAGATCACCGTGGTCCGGACCCCGCCCGGCGGGTTCTCCATCACCCGCGCCTGCCATATCGCAGGGGTTGCGCACGACATCACCCCGGACGACTGGACCACCACCTGGCAGCTGTGGTCCGCCACCGCATACGTCGCCTTCGCCGGCAGCCGCTGGGACACCGGACTCTTCGACTCCGCGCTCTGGTTCTTCTGACCGAGGAGGCCCGTGGACGACGTCCCGCTGCCCGAGGTGACCGTGGTCGTGCACCCGATCGACACGGACGTGCATCCGAGCTGCCAGGACGGGTGGCGGTGGGCGGTGCAGGTCGGCGGTGGCCGGCCGGACAACCTCGGCCGGTGCTGCGGCGCCGGCCACTGCACCACCGAGTCCGAGGCGTCCGTGATGGGCGAACTGGCCGGCTCCACCGCCACGAAGGCGCTGCGGCTGCTCGGCGTTCCGGCCCGCTACGCCTACCTGAGGCTCGGCTACGACCCGATCCCCGCCGAGGCGGACGACCGCCCGATGGGCACCTGGCACGGCCAGCAGGGGGAGGCGTAGATGCCTTACACGACGCTCGTGGCCGGCACCACCATCACGGCTTCGTGGGCGAATGCCAACGTCCGGGACCAGGTCGTCACGCCGCACGCGTCCGCCGGCACCCGCACGTCGGCGGTCAGTTCCCCGGTCGCCGGGATGGTCTCCTACATCACCGGCACGAAACAGTTGGAGCCGTACGACGGCTCGGCGTGGGTGCCGGCGAACGGCACGCTGCTCGCCTACGGCCAGCGGGTTTCGGACAAGACGTTCTCCGGCACCGAACTGGGTGTGCTGCGCCTGGACTCGATCTCCTGCCGGACCGGCTACCGATACATGGTCATGACGTCGAACCTGCGGGTCAACGTCACCTCCGGCGAGACCGGCAAGGCCAACCTCCGGTACAGCACATCGGGTAGCGCCGGCACCTCCGACACCGTGCTGATCACGATGGAGTCGAACGCGAACAGCGCGTTCGCCCCGAACCAGTCCCACGTGATGTGCTGCTCGATCGCGCCGGGCACGGTCACCCTCAGCGTCCTTCTGACCGTCGCCCGGGCCGGCGGCAGCAACAACGTGACCATGACCGGTTCCGCGACCCAGCCGATCGAGTTGTACGTGTTCATGGCCGGGCCGGACCCGACAGACACCGGCGTGGACATCTGACCGGGAGGCGTCGATGCAGTCACCGGAGTATCCCGAGCTGCCGTTCGTCCAGCCGGCCGCCTACGGAACCGGCCGGGACGGACGCAAGGTCATGTGCTCGGTCATCCACTACACCGCCGGGTCGGAGCGATCGACGAGTGCGGAGGACGGCGCGGCGTACGACCAGCGCCGGACGGACGGCACGAGCTGCCATTTCTTCCACGACAGCAACAGCACCGTGCAGTGCGTGCTGACCTCCAACCGGTCGAACAGTGCGTTCAGCAAAGGGAACCGGCTCGGCATCCACCACGAGCTGTGTGGCACCCAGCAGACCCGCGCCCAGTGGCTCGACGAAGCGAGCTACGGCACCCTGCGACAGGCGGCGAGGTGGGTCGCCGAGGACTGCAAGAAGTACGGCCTGCCGGTCCGCCGGCTCAGCGTCGCCGAGACTCGCGCGGCCTGGTACACCGCGAACTCCGCCGGCCCGCGCGGCATCGTCGGGCACGCCGACATCACCCTCGCCTACCCGGAAGACGGCGGCGACCACATGGACCCCGGGACCGAGTTCCCGTGGGACGTCTTCCTTCCCATGGTCGCGGCCTACGTCGGCGGCGCCACACCATCCGCTGCGATCTCAGGAGGCGATGACGTGCAGATGCTCGTCAAGGCCAGCGACGGCCAGCACTGGCTCGTCGACGGCATGACCCGGCGGCGGATCGCCGTGGCGGACCTGCCCGGCGTGGGCAATCTCCAGTCCCACCAGGCCGGCCTGCTCGGCAATCTCGGCAACGGCGGCCAGGTGTTCCTCAGCAGCGCGACGAGCGACCAGCTCGACGGCTGGGGTGTCGACCTGGAGACCCGGATCACCGCGGGCGTCACGGCGCAGGTTGCCGCGTTCGCTGCAGCGGACCTGGCCCGGGACTCCGCGCTCGCGGCCGTGGTCAACGCGCTCGCCGCCGGCGGCACCTCGCTGGACACCGCTGCGGTCCTCGCCGCGATCAACACCGCAGCGGCGGCCGAGTCCGCTGCGGTCACAGCGCTGCAGGCCCAGATCACCGACCTGCGTCACCGCCTCGCGGCCGCCGAACGGGCCGAAGCGACCGCCCTCGACGCCTGACCGCAGCACCCGCACGACCTCTGCGACCTGGACCCCGTCGCAGGGCATACCGACCCGCTGATCGGTGGGTACCGCAAGCGGAGATAGGAGCGGCGGTGCGTGAAGGCGGAGCGAGTCATCGGACTGATCACGGTGTTGGTGCGCGACGTCGTGCCGACACTCACGGGATCGTTCGGGGTGGGGTGGATGCTGTACCACGATTCGGTCGACCCCACGGCGATGCTGGTCATGGCCGCACTCCTGGGCATCCCCGGCGCGCTGGGGGCGCGGCGGCTGGCGCAATCGGCGGAATCTGGTACGCCCGGATCTGGGTCGGACTCAGCACCTGCCTCGTCACCGCTGCCGTCGCCATCACCGCCATCTTCGAACTGAGCCGGCGATGACCGGACCGATGTCGAGGCGCCGCCTCGGTGCGCTGGCGGCCATCGGGCTGTCGATGATCACGCTCGGCGGCGGCGGGTACGCCTACACCAACTGGTCCATCTCCCAGCAGGACAAGGCGGAGCGCGCGAACGACCAGCGGTGGTGCAAGTTGCTGACCACGTTGGACGAGGCCTACCGGTCCGCACCACCGCAGACCGAGACGGGGCGGCGGCTGGCGAGCGACATCCACAACCTGCGGGCCGAGCTCGGCTGCGGCTGAATGCGCAGGGTCAGCGTCCTTAACCACCTGCTGGCGCTGCTGGCCGAAAAAGAACTGCGGGACCAGCAACGCTTCGACGCTCAGGGGCAGGCACTGACCGCCGCCCTGCTCGCCGCGGATACCGCAGTGAAAGCGGCGCTGACCGCGGCGGAAAAGGCCGTCGTCAAGGCAGAGACCGCAACAGAAAAACGCTTCGAAAGCGTCAACGAGTTCCGTCAGACCCTGTCGGACCAGACCGCGTCATTCCCGTCCCGCGTCGAACTTCAGGCGCTCGCCGAACGGGTGTCGGACCTGGCCACCCGGCTGGACAAGGCCGAAGGTCGCGGTCGAGGTGTCAGCGCGAGCGTGGCGATGATGATGGGCCTCGGCGGACTCGTGATCACCGTCATCGGGGTGGCCGTGGCCATCTACGTCGCATCCCACTGAGGAGGCGCCCGTGAAGGTCGTCGTCGCCATCCTGTACCTCGCAGCTGTGATCCTGATCGTCCTTGCCGCGCTTGGGGTGTCGGCACGGGTGAGTCTCGCCCTTCTCGCCGCCGGCTTGGCGCTGCTGGCGTTCTCGCTCAGCGCGATCGTCGACGGGCTCAGCGGCTGATGTCCCTCCGGCAGGGTGACGTCGGCTTCTCCACCATCGGCGGACACACCGGCTGGGCGGTGAACCTCGGCCAGTCGATCCTGCGGGACTCCTGCCGCTTCACCCACGCCTACCTGGCCCTCGACGGGGACCGGTGCATCGAGGCCATGCCGGCCGGCGCCAGGATCGTCCCGATGGGCGAGCGCCACGGCCCGGGCTACGCCTACGCCCGGCTGGACCTCACCGACGCGCAGCGGGCCATGGCCGGCAAGGTCGCCGCCGAGCTGGACGGCACGCCGTACTCCTTCGCCGACTACCTCGCGCTCGCGGCGGTGCAGGTGCACATCTCGACCCCACGGCTGCGCCGGTACGTGTCGTCGTCCGAGCGGATGATCTGCTCGCAGCTCGTCGATCACATCCTCTGCCTGGTCGGGTACCACCTCTTCGATGATGGTCGGCTACCGCAGGACGTAACCCCGGGCGACCTGTTCTACGCAACGGATCCCCGGGTCGAATAGGAGATGACCATGACTCGTTCCACTCTGCCGACCATGGTGACCGGTACCGCCACCGAGCCGTTGCTGTCGCGCGCCGGCCTCCAGACCGCCGCGACGATCGTCATCGGCATCGTCGTGGCGTGGGGACTGCCGCTGAGCAACACGCAGCAGGACTGGATCCTCTTCGGTGTCGGCGCGCTCTCGCCGTTCATCCTTGCCTGGTGGGCGCGCAGGCACGTGAACTCGCCGGCCACGATGAAGGCGGTCATCAACCAGCGCAACCCGTAGCATTTGACACGTCCCCCCTTCGCCGGCCCGACCAACCCCCGCGGTCGGGCCGGCCTCCCCTGATCACAACTCCTTCGCGGATAAGAGCGGCCCGACCGCGCGCCTTCCTCCTGGCGCGTGGTCGGGCCGTTTCTTTGCGCCCGCATCAGTCCACCGGGATGTAGTGATCCGGGTGGCCATCCAGTTCTTCAACGACCCGCACCAGGGAGGTCGGGTGGTTGGCCCGTACCCGCTGCGCGTAGGCAAGGGTGTCGGCGTAGCTGGCGCTGGTCTCCCAGTCGGGGTGGTGGATGTGGTTCCACTCCTGGCTGCCGGTGTGGCGGATCTCGACGTGGTAGGTGCAGATGGCGTCGATGATGCCCATCGCTTGGCTCCTCTGTGTAGTTGTCAATCCCCCGTGCCTCGTACCCTCAGTCTACAGCGTCATGCTGTACAGCGTCAAGCGGTAAGCCACTGGTCGATGTCGTCGAGGTTCCAGAGTGGAGTGCGCTCCACGTGCCGAGCCGGAGCCGGAGCCTGACTGCGGGCGACATACGAGCGCCACGTCGCCGGCGTGATGGCCCGACCCCGCTGCCGCAGGTATTCCAGCACCTGCACGCTCGTCGCCTCCCGCATCGGCCCGGCGGACGGCAGCGGACGGTCGGGGTGCGCACCGAGCACGTGCCAGCCGGGCGGGACCTTGCGCGCCTCGTGCTCCAGGCGCTCGTGCGGATCGCGGTCGCCGAGCGGCACCGTGGACCAGCCGCGCCACGGCCGGCGTTCCGGCCTGGCCGCCTCCTCGGGCGTGAACCAGGACCGCCAGTCCGGGGTGGTCTCACTGATCGGGGCGTCGGCCTCCATCCAGATGTCCACGGCGGCCCGGCCCGGGGTGTCGGCGATCGCCTCGGCGAGAGCCCGCGCGGTCGGGGTCAGCCGGTCCAGGTCGACCTTGACGGCCCGGCCGCCGAGGCTGATGTCGATGCTTGTCATGGCTCAGCCCTCCTGGTCGTGGCACTTGACGCAGAAGAGGACAACGGGCTCGCCGTGCCGGCATTCGGGGGCGTTGAGCGTGCGGGCGGCGTCCGCGATCGCCTCCTCGGGGGTGGCCAGGTACGACTCGCCGCCGAGGTCGATGGTCCGGATGACCCAGGTCCAGCGGATGCCGTTGCGGCCCTTGCGGGCGGCGAGGGTGACGGTCGTGCCGTTGATGTCGATCTCGTCGCCGGCCTGGTAGGTCTTGCTCGTCTGCGTCATACCTGTAGCCTACAGCGTCATGCTGTACCGCGTCAAGCTGTATGGCGCGTGGTCGGGCCGCTTCTTGCTGTCCAGGGAGCGGAGGACAGATGTTAACGTTCACATGGATCAACGGAGGGCCCGGTCTCCCGGTCCCCTCCGCCCCCTACTTGGCGCGCACCCGCAGGAGGTGCATCTGCCGGCCGGCAAGGTCCACCGCTGCGGCGTGGTCGTCCGCGGTCAGGCCCAGGCGGTCCGGGTCGGGCTCAAGCGCGATCAGGCGGTCGTCGTCCAGGTCGAGCAGGAGGGCGTCCAGGGTGTTCCGGTCGATGGCCGGGAGGGCTGCGCGCAGAGCGGTGAGGCGGACCGGCCCACCGGGGCGGGTGGCGAGTCGGTCGGCGGCGGCGATGATGTGCTGGGTTTTGGTGGTCATCTCTCTGTCCTCCCTGGTGGCTTCCCTGTTCCGTAGTTATAGTATGCAGCGTCAACGTTGCATATAGCAAGAGCCTGGACAAGATTCTTTAACGCGATATCGCTGCGATGATGTCTTGACAACGCAGCGCCAACGCTGCAAGATAGAGGCATGACCGAGACCACCGAAACACCCGAGCAGGTGCCAGTCGCCAACCTGTTGCGCGACACGCTCCTCAGCTACCTCGTCACCACCGCCCCCGACCCGGCGGAGGCGTTGTTCGAAGAAGCACCGCCCGCCGACGCCAGCGCCGAGTGGCAGGCCGCCGCCGCAGTCCGCGCCAAGGCGTGGTCCATGCATCTGTTCCGCGTCGCCAGCGATATCACCGACGCGGCGTGGTGGTGGCAGCGGGCGCCTCGACTGCGGATCGGGTCCGGCACCGACCA